AAGGCCCTATTCTAAGGGCTTTTGAACATATGTTGCGCATTGTGGATAACTATCAGGTAAACGTTCGGCCAACCGCATGAGGTGGATAACTCGGCGGAAGAGTTATCCACAACTCGCCGGCAAACGGCAAGCTCGGACCACATAGGTCGAAAAACCGGCTGTAGCGAATGAAAATCTGCCATGATCGTGGCCTACCCGCACACAGTGCAGTATGCGGGGAAACGTACCAGGAAAGGACGAATGATGATAACGACATGGCGGCAACGGGGCATGGCCATCGTAGCGATGCTGACCGGTCTGATAATAATGGTGGGAGTGGTGTTCGGCTCGGCGAATACGGCGTATGCCGCGACGTTGACGCCCGCCGACGAAAGATATCACGTGGCGTTTCCATACAACGATATGGAATATTACGTCGGTGTCGCGGGGCTGGACGCTTCGGGCAACAAGTACTACTGCATCGAAGCGGGGAAACTGAGCGACTATGTGATAGGCCCCACCACGGTGCTTGCCTCCGATGAGAACGCCCGGCGTATGGCATGGATCCTTGACCGGTACCGCGACACGGATGCCGCCACCCATGCGGCGATCGGCATCATCGTGCAGGATCACTTCGGGCGCGATCGGGACGAGTGGGCGAGACAGATGGCGGTCATTCAAGGCCGGTACCCCGAGATCGTGGCGAAGGCGGCCCGGATATGGGATCAATCGGCCGGCAAGACGCCTGCGGGCACGACGGTGGAACGCACCGATGCCGAGGCTTTGCGCAGCGGTTCCATCTCGGTGAAAGTGGTGAACCGCGCCGGTGACGCGATCGCGGGAGTGCCGTTCACCGTCACCTTGCAGGGGGCGGCGCGGTTCGTCCAAGGCGGCAACACGTTCTCGGGGGTGTCGACGAGCGCCGGGTCCTCGATCGCGTGGGAGGCGACCGGCGCCGGCGAGGTGACGGCGAACACCACATACGAGTATGGGCGGATGCACGTCATGGACAGCACTCAGGACATGCTGGCCTTTGACTCGATGGCTTCCACTGGCGGCGCGTCGACGACATTTCGGGTGCGTAAGGATTTTGTTCCGGCGGTATCCACCAAGGTCTCCGAGAAGGTGCTTGATGTGGCTTCTCCGGTGTTCGATGACGTGACCAGTGGCGTGGCGGATGCGGACAGTTATTGGGTGCCCGATTTGGAATTGCAGGCCCGCGGATACTATTTCGATGGTCTTGATACGGGCGATGTGGGCAATGTCATTACGCCGAATGCACAAGAGAGCGCCGATGCTTTTCTTGCGCGATTGGCGACTTTGGGTTATGAGCCGGTGGCCTATGGCAAGGCCTCTTTCACCGGGGTGGGGCAGCAGGCACGTGTGCAGGCCATGACCAAGCCGGATGACGGTGCCGCTTACCGGACCAAGCAGAATAGCGGTTTTGGCACATGGGTATGGGTGTTTCGGCGGTCCGAGCAGAGCAAACAGGCGCAGGAATACCTTATAGGCGACTGGATAAGTCCGTTTATGGAGGCTACGGAAAGCAATACAAGTCGCAGGAAGCTAGAAGTCATGTCGACGGTCACTGAGCATTCGGCGGATATCGGTGCCGAGCTCAGCGACACCATTACCGTATCGGGATTCCCTGCGGATCATGGCCAGTATGCCGGCAACGAAGAGTATGAGTTCGCGGCGGATCGGCCGTATGCGACGGTGAGCGTATGGTGGTCCGGCGATCCCGACAACCCCTCCAACGATGAGGCGTACAAGCCATCCGGGGGAGAGGTTCCCACGGAAGACGACAACCACCGGTTGCTGGCCACCTGGGAGATTCCCGCGATGAACGGCACGTTCAAAATCGGCGCCGGGGCGTTGGACGCGCATGGCGCTCCTATGTATCTGACCGCCGAACGGCCTGGGTGGTACGTGTTCGTCTGGCGGTTCGAGGGGGATGACCGTGTTTCCCCGGCGTCCAGCCGGTATGACGATGCCTGGGAGCGTGTGCGGGTGTTGCCCCCATGCGAGTCGGAGAAACCGTGCGAACCGGAGAAACCCGAGACGCCGCCGGCGCCGGCGGAGGCAACCACGCCCAACCCTCGCCCGTCACTGCCCGTCACGGGTGGCGATGTGTCGCTTGCCTCGGTTCTGGCCGTGTCAGCTCTGGCGATAGGCGCCATACTGTCCATCGTCGTTCGGTGGCGTCGTCGCTATGACCGATTCAAGCACTGGACGATGCGCTGGCCGATATGTTGACCCGCTGCGGCATGATGCCGATGATGTCGGCTGGATGGTGAACCGCACTCCGCTTCTGAGCAGAAGAACGGGAGCTGGGCACGAAGTCGATCGTAACATACGACTTGTGCCCGGCTTCCGCTTCGTTGAGAAACTTCACGCCTGTCGCCTCCCGCGGATTAGACAACTGAAGATCCGCGATGAAAACGACGAGACGTTTATGATCGCCGACTTCCCTGGGCACCGTAGCTGCCTGATCGCCTTTCATCCATATCGCCACGGTAAACGGAAAGGCCGCTGATTTCGGTACCGAAATCAGCGGCCATATAACCACGTTCGTAGCGGGGCATGGATTTGAACCTTGGACCTCTGGGAACCTTGCAGAACCCCAGAGGTCCAAGGTTCAAATCCATGCAGCCCGATTATCCGACTTTATGCTGGCGGCGTGATTCCATGGTGCGATGATGTGCCATGAGTCAAAAACAAGAGCTGCCCCCTGCTCAGTGGCGGGATGACATGAACCATTGGCTTGACGCATTGCGTGCCGCCGGTCTCAGCGAGGAGACGGTGAGGTGTCGGCGTAACAAGCTGTCTCACACGGCGAGATGCATCGGCCTGTCACCGATGACGGTGACCGCCGAAGACCTCATCAACTGGACGTCGGCTCAGGCGTGGAAGACAGAAACGCGCCGCGGCTACCGCAAGACCTATGTGTCGTTCTTCCGCTGGCTGCACGAGAGCGGTCGCAGGCCTGATGATCCTAGCGAGCTGCTACCGGTGGTGCGCCGTCCGAAACCGAAACCGCGCCCGTGCCCCGACCGGTACATCATCGCCGCCCTGCACAAGGCGACCCCGTTGGAGCGCATCATGCTGCGCCTAGCGGCCGAATGCGGTTTACGGCGTTCGGAGATCGCACGGGTGAACAGCCGCGACGTGATGGACGACCTGCTGGGTAAAAGCCTGATAGTCACCGGCAAGGGCGACAAGCAGCGCATCGTTCCACTGCCGGACGATCTGGCCGACTACATCGAACAGTGCGGCGGCTGGCTGCTGCCCGGCCGATGGGGCGGCCATGTCGAGCAAAGCTATGTCAACCGGCATATCTCGCGGTTGCTGCCGGACGGGTGGGGCTGCCACAGCCTACGGCACCGGTACGCCACGAAGACCTATGAGCAGACGCACGACCTGTTTCTGGTCGCGCGTCTGCTTGGTCATTCGTCGGTGGAGACTACGCAGATTTACGTGGCCATGCCCGACAGCAGGCTACGCAGCGCGTTGGGTGCCGTCAGGCTTGCCGTGTAACCCGTGGTCTGTGGTTCAGCGCGTCAGATAGTCGGTGGTGCCGGCCGGGCCCAGTGCGATGTAGCGGTGTTGTCCGCTGGCGGCTCCGATGTAGCGGCCCCAGTCGTAGCCGTCCGCGCGGCCGGTCCAGCCGTCGAGGTTGACGGTCTGGCCGGCCGAATACTGGGCCACGATCTGGGCGCCGGTGCTCGGCTGCGCGCGCACGTTGAGCTTGGCCACGTTGACGCGCCACGCGCCGGCGATGCCGCTCGGCGCGGCCGGGGCGGCGGTCTTGGGTCGCAGGTAGCCGAGCAGGCCGTTCTTGGTGATGATGGCCTGATGCGTGGCTCCGGGGTTCTGCGTCAGGCACAGCAGGCTGCCGCCCTGGTCGGCGATGACGATGGCCACGTGCGTGTACGGGGTGGCGGGTGCGTTGCCCCAGAACGCCACGTCGCCCTTGCGCGGCGCGGTGCCGGCGGGGAGCCGGTCGAACTTGTCGCGCAATGCGGGCTGCTGGTCCCATGTGCTGGTGTAGACGCTGCCGGCGTACCCGTTGACGGTGTTGGTCGCCGACTGCGGTACGCCGGCCACGTCCTGCGCGTACCGGCTCCATAGATCCCAGCACTGGCCGCCATAGAACCCATCGACGTCAACGGTGCTGCCGTTGTAGGTCTGGATGAATTGGTCGATTGTCATTGTCATGGTTTTTTCCTTTCAGATGAGCGTGAGTAGGAACAGTGCGATGGTCATACCGAATACGACGGCCACGATGGTGATGAAGAGGATCGCGCCGATGGCGAGCAGACAGTCGGCGGTGGTGCTCAACGGCGAGGGTCGCTGCCATGTATGAACAGCATGACGACCGTTATGCCGACGATCCACAGCATTGCGGTGGCGAGGATCATGACTTGCCGTCTTCATCGTTATCGTTCGTGTTCTTACCGCTGCGGAACAATTGCAACAGGGGGCTGTTCGCTATTTCGGGGTTGATTTCGCCGAGGTTCTCCAGGATGGAGCTGATTTCGGTGATGCTGATGTAGACGGCGGCGGGCACGATGAGGGGCATGCTGTAGCCGAGGTCCAGATGGGCTTGGCCGCGTTCCACGATTTCGGCGAGCAGCATCACGAGGATCAGGCCGCTTTTGTGCCAGAGCCCGAGCCGCATTTTCTCGCTGCTGATGTCGTGCTGCATGGCGGCCTTCATGAGGCCGGTGATGTAGTCGATGGCTATGAGGATGACCACTATGATGAGTGCGGCCAGTTCGGTGTCTTCCATGGTTGTCCTTTCTGCTGGGGTTTATTCGTCGTCAGTGGTCCAGATGCCCAGCAGCGAGAACTCGCTGGTGGAATTGGTTATCGACCATTGGGTTATCGTGTGGCCGGAGATGCACGCGTCGTCGGTGCCGGGGGCTATCAGGTTGTGGGTGATGCTGATTCGGTTGCGGGTCGAGCCGGCCTTGCCGAAGCCCTGCGGCACGGTGAACGGGCTGTATGAGGCGTTTTCCTGGGTGATGACGCCGGCGCTGTAGGCGAATCGCATTGATGCGATGACGAGGTTGTTGAATCTGACCAGCAGGGCATCGTTGAGGGTGATTTTCGCCGGGTCGTATGTCGGTTTGCCGATTCGGACGGTGCTGAGCGCGTCGAGCAGCGGACTGTAGCCTGCAAGGATGCTTTCGATGGCGGCGAGGCGTGCGGCGTACCGGTTGGCGTCGGTGCCGTTGAAGTCGAAGCGTGTCAGGGCTTTTTCGATGCCCTCGGCCTGCTGTTGGAGGATATCGGGTAGGTGTGCGATGGGTTCGTTGTCTTCCGGGTAGGGGAGTCCGAATGTGGGTGTGGTGGTTACGGTCATGTGGTCTCCTTGATTTTCGTGACGTAGCGCAGCGCGCCGAGTTTCCAGTTGCATTGGCCGAACGTGGCTGCCGTCAGTTTTTTCAGTTCCGCGCAGGTCGGTTTGCCCTGGCTGGTGGTGTCCTGCGCGGGGAAGAGTCTGACCTTGTGCGCCCAACGGCTGCGTTTGTTGGTCGCGTCGTAGGTGAGCGTGCCGCCGATGACGGCCCAGGGGCCATGGGTGGCCGGCACGGTACGCTCGAAGCGCGATCCGATTATGGTGATGACGCGGGGGTTGCAGTAGAGGAACATCTGCGAGAACAGGTCGCCACGGAAGGTGATCTGGGGGAGTCGGACGCGCTGGTTCTGGGTTTTCAGGTAGTTTTCGGCGCGCGTGGTGTCCAGGACGTTGATGTTGTTCTGCGCGGCGCCGGAATCGGCCCAGTTGACTGTCACGCTCAGGCAGTTCTCCCCCTCATACGTCGCTGTTTCAATCTGTTTGACGAGGCTGCCGTCCTGGGAGACCTCGTAGAGCTGGCCTGACGATGACGAAGCGAGTTTGAGATGGGAGTAGCGCAGTTCGAGCTGAGTGTAGTAGCTGTCCGGTGCCGTCAGGGTCGGGTTTTCGTCGATCAGCACGTTTTCCGCGTCAGCGTAACGATGATCACGAGTGATGTCGGTACCGTCGTCGCCGGTGATGATTCTCGCGCCGGCAAGGACGGTTTCCACGTCCCAATTGAGATACACGGCTTCAAGCGATGGCACCATGGACGGCTGACCCTTGTATGACATGAAGACAGAACGATTTATCTCAAGGGTGTATGTGCCGTTGATCTGTCTGGTCTTCAATGATTCCAACCAGTCCAGGAGACTTGATTTCTGGTCTGCCTTGATGCCAGCAAGGAAAGTGCTCCAAGGGAACCAATAGTTATTAATGCCGTCGTTGGCCAGCCACGCCTTGAATTGCGGGCCGATGTTGCCCTTCGGCCACCATTGGAAGCCCCGCACCATTTCCTCGTTCTGATTCCAGTTGGGGCCCTTGCGGCAGTCATTTCGCAGCACACAAACGCGATCCGACGCGGTGATGCTCAACCGGTCATGTCCGGCGTCGGCGGCGAGTATCTGCACGTCGGTTATGATGCCGTCGAACATGCAGTATCTCACCGGGTTGGGGCCGTTGTCGATGCCGTTTTCGGTCCAGTCCGGCGCGATGGTTATACGGTGCCCGGCGAGCGTCGTGTAGACACGGCTGTAATCGCCGTCCGGGTCGATGAACACGATCTTGAGCACGGCGGGCACGGCAGCGTCCCATGGCGCGCTCACGCCCCACTCGATGGTGAAGGGGGAGAGTGGCACGGGAAGGCCGGTGCCGTCCGCGCGTTCGGGCAAAAGCGTGTTGTCCAGGTACACGCGGCATTTTTCGGGAAGGCGGGTTGCGGTGCTCATAGTGCCAATTCCTTTCCCCTGACGCGCGCCCAACGGTCGAGGCTGCTGACGATTTCGCCGGCCACCTTGTCGTTGTCGAGATTTCCGTGAGCGTCCACGTTGATGTTGACGGTGAGCGATGTGGGCCGTGACGTATCGGTGCGGCTGAGCGGGGCGGCCAGTACCGCGCGGGTGAGGTTCGGCGTCGCGTAGGCGGTCGCCGCCAGCGGCGTTATGCTGCGCGCCATGGCATACTGCCGAACAGGCAGCGCGTAGGCTTGCGCGCTGTAGCTCTGCGCGCTCAAGCCGCTTGCCGCGCTGCTAGCGCCCGTGATCTTGCCCCATAGGTCGGATACCCAGTTAAACGCCTTCTTGATGCCGCCGATTATGCTGTCGAACACGCCCAGCACCTTGTCTTTCAGCCCGCCGAAGAAGTTGGCGATGCCGTCCACTGCGCCCTTGGCGGTGTTCTTGATGCCGTCCCACGTATCGCTACCCCACTGCTTAATGCTTGCGCCAATGCCGGAAAGCCATGACACGAAGGCGTTCCACTTGTCGCTAATCCACTGGGCGGCAGCGGCACCGGCCTGCTTCACACTGTCCCAATTCATCGCCAACAACGCGATAACCGCGATCACGGCCACGATAACGGCGATGACCGGAAGGAAGGCGAGATTCACGGAACCCTGCGCGACGGCAACGATACCGGCGACGACGCTGTAGGCTGTCATGGCCGCGTTCAAAGTGACGATGATGGCGGCGACGGCGCCGATGACGCCGATAAGCGGCACGAGCCACGAACTGTTCGCCTGGACCCATGTGGCGAACTCTGCCAACTTGCTAGCGGCGGCGGTGAGGGCCGGCAACAGGGCTTCGCCCAATGCGGCCTTGGCGTTTTCAAAGCTAGCGGTCATGCGCTGCTGTTGTCCCTGTGCGGTGTCGGCCTCACGCGCGAAGTTGCCCACGGCCTTGCCGCTCTGCGCGGTGATGGCCGCTAGAGTGGCTTGCATCTTCGCGTTGCGGTCGCCCGACTGGTACAGGTCGCCAAGGCCCATCGACGCCGCTTGCGCCTGTAGGGTCGCGTCGTTAAGCGAGATGCCGTATTTCTCGATAGGGTCCATTTCGCCTTTGAGTGCCGAAGACAGGGCGTCAACGGCGTCGGCGGTGGTGCCGCCGAACATCGACGACAGGTCGGCGCCGAGGCCGATAAGCTCGTTGGTCTTGTTGGCGGATTCGTCCACCGACATGCCCATATTCTGAAGCTGTGAGCCTACAAGCGTGGCAAACTCGTTGTACTCGTTTTTCGACAGGCCCACGGCCTGAGCCGCGTTTTTAGACCATTCCAGCATCTTGCTAGAGCTGTCGCCGAACACGGTTTCGACGCTGCCTACCGACTGCTGTAGGTCGGCGGCGCTTTTCGCGCACGTCGCAGCGCCCGCGCCGATGGCGGCAAGCGCGGCACCGGCAGCAACCGACGCCTTGCCCACCTTGTCCTTGAAGCTCATAGACGCGCGTTCGGCCTTGTCCATCGCGGCCACGGCGCTTGTGGCGTCACCGATGATTCGGATTGCCAGCACGGCGGACTTCATGCGATCACCTCACCTTGCTTTACGTCTTGCGTTCTCGGTCTCTTCGGCTTCGGCCTGCAACAAGGCCGTACAGGTGCCCCAATCGGCTTCTTGGGGCACCTGCTCACGCCGCCACTGCCACGGCGTGCCGCCGAAGCGGGCGGCTAATATGCAACTCAGTTCGCCGAAGCTGCCTGAGTCCCATTGGTCAAAAAATCCGGCGCGTCGTCACCTGACGTGGCCGTGTACTGAAGCACGTCGCCGCTGTAGGTCTCGGCGGTTTCAGCGTCGGCGGGGTCGTTGTTCGTGTCCACCACGGAAACCACGGTGTCGGCCCACTGCTCGAATGGCAGCGTGGTCGAACCGAGCTGGCGGCAGCGCACATAGGCGGCGTAGGCGTTGAGCTTCACCACGGCGTCAAGGGCGCTGCCCCAGCCCTTCGCCTTGGCGTGGGTCTCAGCTTGGCACCGTTGCCACATGGTCACGCATACTTCGTCCGTGTGCCCGTCCAAGTAGGTGATACGGGTGTTCGGGGTCTTGGTCTCGTTGCTCATTTCGATAGATCTCCTGTCGTGATTCGGTTGATAATCTTCTGCACCGCGTCCGCGTAAACCTGCGTCCACTGCGGTTCGGTGTTCTTCGCGGCCTTGTTGGCGAAGTAGGTGGCTTTGATGTTGTGCTTGGGCCAGCCGTAGTTAATGACGCCCGCGTACTTCACCTTGCCCTTGTTTCCGACGCGCACGACACCGGCTTTCTGGGTGGCGCCGGCGCGCACGCTTTTGGCGAGACGGCCGGTCTTGCCCTTCGGGGCCAGCGACTTCGCTTCGGGTGCGACGATCTGCGCGGCCTGTTTGTTGACGGCGCGCAAGTCCTTCATCTCGATACCGGCTTGCCGCAAGCCCTTGGCGAGCTGTCCCGCTCCCTTGAGCTGCAGATAGCCGTTGCCGCCAGCCGCGTAATTGCCGGTCATGCGCTGGCCGTGTACGTTTCAGGCGTAACGTCGATGGCTACAAACGAAAAGTCATTGCTGTTCTTTGTCTTCACGTCGCCGCCGAACTGAATGGACGCGATAACCACCGAGCCGGTGAGCTTCAAGCTGCCCTTAAGGTTCGGCACCCACTCGAACGGCAGCGTCTCGCCGCTGTGCTTGAGACACCAGACCTGTAGGCCGTCCATGCTGAAGTCTTCCTTGACGTTGCCGGTGAGCGCCCACGTCTCGGTCTGCGAGCCGCCTTCGGTATGGCCGTCGAGGAAGTTGTCGTTATCCTCGGTGTCTGTCGAGGGTTCAAGCGCGGTGTTGATAACGTCCGCGCTGAAGTCCTGTGCGGTGCCGGTCTTGCCGATTTTCAGGCTACCGGGGCCAAGGGTGCGTACCTTTGACATGATTGTTCCTTTCAGTTGATTTCAAGGGGATTGAGGGTGATTTCGTAGGCCGCTAGATTGCCGACGCCCGGCCGGTCGTAGGTGACGGGTTTAGCGGTCTTCATGTTCAAGTGCCGTTCATGCAAGCGTTCCAACACCGGAATGAGCAAGTCGAGGCTTTCGGTCTGGGTCGCCGTCGTGCCAGCGATCAGGTTCACCGTCCATGTGGTGCTTACGAACTGCCAGCCCTCATAGGTGATTTCTGGCGGGTCGATAAGCACGGCCACCTTGCCTGGCAGCGGCCGGGCCTCTTGCGCGTCGATGGTCACGACGGTGACAAGAGCGCCCAGCATGTCGGTAAGCATGTCCATAAGCGTTTCGCGCTCGGTGATTATCTGGCTGTCACTCACGCGATCACCAGCCCGCCTGTCGGCACGCCCGCCGCGTTGAGCTTCGGCCACACGCTGCGCAACGGGTCGGTGCTGACACGGAACGGCTCAAGCGTGCCGTCGCCGACGTTCATCACGCCCAAACGGGCGTCACGTGAGTTGTACAGGTCGGCCGCGCAGGCGGTCACGCAATCCGTTTTCACGGGGTCCGGCACGCTGTAACCGTCTATCGCGCCGGCCACATAGCTGATGGCGCTGGTGATGGCGCGTTGCACTCGGTCGGTGTCGCCGGCCGGGACTCCGATTTCGTCACGCACCGACGCTTCGTATTTTTTCCAGTCCACCAAGGCTGACTCCTTTCATGATGATTGCTATGGATGGTGCGGGGCTAAGGGTTAGTCGATTTTGTACAGGCGGGGAGTGAACGTCTTATCGACCTCGCCCGTGGTATTGACGAAAATGTTGCATTGGAGAGTGCCGGTCTTCAAGGTTTTCGGCCCATAGTTAGTAGGGCCGAACACATTTGCTCCTTCGCTCCCGTCGTCGTGGGAGATATGGGCTTGTATGCCCATCAGCCATGAATTGTTGCCCAGCGGCCAGTCCGTGGCGTCCATCGTGTACGTTCCCGCATCCACATGCACCACACTGGTCAAGTTATTCCACGAGCCGGCCCCTGTCGTGGTGGAGCCTTTGAAACGGTACGTGCCCGGTGTCGGTGCCGTGACCGTGATCCCCGGGGCGGCACCCACTGTCTTAGGCAGTCCGGTGACACGCGGATACAGGTTCGCTAATTCGCACCCCCCCCCTAAGGCTCGTGTTGTCGGGTCGCATCCACTCGTGCGCGGTGTCGCCGGATTCGAGCTGGACTCGGATGTCGCCGTCCTTCGCGGTGGGCGTGGCCTCGCTGGACAGGATTTCGAAGCGCAGGCTGACGGTGCCGGCAGGGATTGCAACGGCATTGCCTCCCGAGGTGACCTGACCGTCTAGCTGGTGTCCTTTGGCGTCGAGGAATTTGACGCTGGTGGACAACCCGGCGATAAAGGTGGGGGTGCGCAATATCACGGTGCCCTGTACCGGGCATGGGAACGTCCACCCCAAGCCCGCCCACTGCCGTGCGGCGGCACCGGTGACGTGCAGCGAACCGTCAGTGTTGACGGTGGCGGTCAACCCGTTGCCCTCGGCGGGACCGTAGGACAGCAGGTTGCGCGAGAGCACCGTGACCGGCACGTCGGTTTTTACCGCTGGGTTGACGGTGCTGGATATCGTCACGTCGGTTTTCCCCGGTTTTTTCCCGGTGATTGTGATGGTGGTCATTGGCTCACCTCGATGTCGATCAGGTCGGTGCCGGCAGTGGTGGCGGTTACTGTCTGTGGTGCCGTGGCTGGTGTGATTGTGGTTTTGATTTTTGCGGTTTTGCCCGCGATGACGGTCAGGCTAGCCGGTGTAGCACTGAGTCCCGTGGGCGTCAGACTTTTGGGAACTGGACGGGGATAAGGCCCAACGGCTGCGTGGCGGCGACGGCCAGGTAGCCGTAGACGCTGTAATTTTCGGTGAGCTTGGTGGGGTCGCCATCGCTGAGCTGCGTCGGGCCGCCGCTTTCCCAGACCGTTACCGCTTCGGGGTCGATGAAGCACGCCGTGCCGGTGGGGGCGCTTGGGAGGAGCTGGACGGGGACGCGGAGGAATCGGCCGGCGATGCCGGTGAGGTCGAAGTCTCCGATGGTGTCCGAGCCGTCGCCGGACAGGTCAAAGAATCGACTGCCGGTGTCCTTGAGCTTGATGAGCGCGGCCATGACGTCCTTGGAAACGCCGAGGCGAGTGAGGGACACGTTGCGGTCGTCGGCGAGTTCGGCGGCGTCCATGATCAGGCCCGCCCACTGGTCGATGGTCATGGCGGTGAGCGCGGCGGGCGCGTCGATGCGGTTGGGGTTGGTGGATGCGTCTCGCTGCGCGGCGATGGTGGAATACAGGTAGTTGCGCACGGCGGTTTCGGTCGCTTTCGCGTAGCTGTTGCGAAGCGCGGCCAATGCCGTGTTCAGCATCGGTGTAGTGCTGCGTTCGATCACCTGACGCGACAGCGTGGTGTAGCCGCCGTAGGTGTCGATACCGACGCTCTTGGTACCGAACGTGACCTTGCCGAACGGCAGCGCGGCACCTTCGGCAGTCTGCTTGCCGGTGGTCGTGGTGTCGGTGGCCACCACGTTGTATTCCATGGTCATGCCCTTGGCCGGCAGCGTGTCGTGGGTCAACAGGTTGGTGACCTTGCGGCGCATCTGAATTAGTCGCAGGTCGTCCGCGATCCAGGTGGTGGTGTTGCCGGTGTTGCCGGTGGCGATGAGGTCACGGCATTCGTGCATCAGGTTCACGGCGGCTTCCTCACCTCGGTAGAGGGACTGGAGGTAGTCGCCTGCGGTACGGTATTCCGCGCCCAGCGGCTTCGGCTTGTCCGGGCTTCCGGCGTGTGCCAATGCAGCCTTGAGGCTGCGCTGTTCGTCCTTGATGCCGTCCAGCATCTCCATGAGTTCCTTGTCCATTCGGGTTTCCTCGCTTTCCTTCGATGGATCGTGTTTTTCGATTTCCTGGGTGTTCGTTTCGGCGGCGCTGCGTTGGCCGGTGATTTTCGCCGCCTCATAGGCGGGCCAGCTGACCACGCTTGTTTCCAGCAGGCGGACACGCTTGCGGTGGGTTATACCCTGCTTGTCGGTTTCGTCCTGCACTGGGATGAAGCCGACAGACAGGGAGTCGAGAGCGCCGTCTCGCAGGAGGGCCACCACGTCGCGGCCTCGCTGCGTGTCCGAGATTCTGGCGGTGATGTGCAGACCGTCGTTACGGCTTTCCGCTCCCGTGATGCGGCCGATGAGTTCGCCGTGCTGGTAGCAGAGCTTGGCGTTGTCAACGTCGTCGAAACGGCAGTCGGGGTCGAAGGTCTCGGCTCCCTTCCAGGTGTCGATGATGCTGCCGAAGGGTACGGCGATGCCTTCCAATGTGCGGCCGTCGCCTTCCTCAGCAGCGCGTAGGCATATGCCTTTGAATCCGATTTCATGACGGTTCACTGGTTCACCTCTTCCGGTTGCGGCGCGTTGATGAGCGGGGGCAGGGCCTCGCGTGCGCGCACCTCGTTAATTTCCATCCATCCTGATTCGAGGGCGGTCTTGTAGGCGTTGAAACGGTCGCTCATGTCGGCGCGGCGACTTGAATCCCAGTCGAACGCGGCGGTGCGGCCTCGTGGCAGCAGTCTGTTGAACAGTTCCTCTATCTCGCCCGCGTAGGCGGCCAGCGTGTAGTCGGCGAACTCAATCCAGCTTTGCTCGATGTTCGAATAGGTGAGATTGCTGCCATCGACTGCGGCGAGCATGATGGACGCGGGAATGCCCAACAGTCGCGCGATCTGCGTGGTGTCGAACTTCTGGGTTTCCAAAAACTGCAAGTCGGCCGGCTTCATGTCCAGCGGCACGTATTTCAGCTTGCTGCCCAGCACCTTGATGTCGCCTGCGGTTCCGGTGGCCTTCCATGCCTCTTTCGCGTTCCTGGCGATGTCGGGCGTCACCTTGTCCTCGGAGGACAGGTAGCCCTTGAGGTTGCTGGAATCGGTGTAGAAGCGGGCCTTGTAATCCCGCGCCTGCTGCGCGCTTTCGACTTCCTCGCGTGCCGCACCGATGGGGCCGAGGCCTCGCAGTCGACCGGGCACGTTCAAAAACTTGCAGTGCACGATCTGGTCGGCCGTGTAGTCCACACCGAGATACGAGTAACGGAGCTTCGGCGCCGCTGGGTCCTTGCCGTCGTCCGAGACGGTCACGAGCGAGGGCGGCAGCACCTCGCAGGTCACGACCTCCCCGGCGTAGCGCACAAGCCGTACGAAGGCGTTGCCGTCCAACACCATGCTGGCCACCATGTCGGCGAGGAAGTCACGGCGGGAACGGTTCACGTCCGGCTGGAGGATAAGCGAGCTCACGGTGTCCAGCTTCAGACCGCCGCGCATCTCGTGGATCGGCAGACCGGTTATCGCGGTCTGCAACACCTGGACCCCGCGAAACACGGTGGACAGGCTCAACGGGTCGCACACCGGCTCGCGGCTGGGCGGCCTGATGCCCTCGGGCATATCATCCGCATCACTGCGGGTCAGGATACGCCCGGCGAGCTTCATACGATCCCAGAGACTCAGGTTGTTCATGCCGCCGATTATGCGAGTCTGGTTCGGTTTCCGTCCACCACCGTGCCGCCAAGTACCGCCAAGTACCGCCAAGTACCGCCAAACGGTCAGTAGATTTGCAGGGGTCCGGAGTCTTCGGGACGGTGCACGGCTCCCCATGCGGCCAACATGCAGCTTTCGAGCGGCGAGGTGAGGCCTGTGCTGCCTCGCCGGCTCAATCGCCATGCGTCGCCGGCCCATTTGCGTGCCGAGTTGGCGGCGCTGGCGTCAAGGTCGGGGTCGGCGGCATGTTTGATGGTGCCGTTGTTCAGCCCGCTCACATAGCTTTGCCCGGTGGTCAGGAAGTCGGCCGCGTCCATGTCCACGAACTCGATGACGGGGTCACCGTTCCGGTCGGTGAGATTATGCAGCCGGTCGGAGAGGTCGGCGGCGGTGCCGCGTTCATCGATGACGGCGGGCGCATGGTAAGTTTCGCACAATCTCGTGATTTCGGCGGGCGCGTATCCGGTGCCGTCGAGAATCCTCAGCAATTGCGTGGTTATGGTGCCATCGTCGTTGACGATGCCGGCGCTGATGCTGGTGTGGGTGGCATCCACGTCCACGGCGATGCCGAACACCACCGGGCGGTCCCCGAGTTCGGCCGGTGTCACCGGCATGGTGGCTGTGGCATTCCATGTTGTTTCGTCGATGGCGCGGTCGGTGATGCCGTCGTCTCTCCGGTTGCCGAACGCTCTCGCCCAGCCTGCCGGGTTGCCCTTGAACTGCTCGCGAAAGTCCCTGAGCTGTGATTTGTCCCAAAGCAGTCCCGCTGCCGGGTGGTAGCGCATGATGACGCCGAGGTCTTCAGGGTCTTCGCCTGAGGGGAGTCCGAAGTCGAACCAGCAGGTGCGGCGTGATTGTTCGCCGGCGCGGCACTCATCGAGTTTCCTGTTGAAGAAGGTCGAGTCTGCGGTACCTTCGGTCGAGGTTATCCACAGCTGGGGTTGCACGCCGGTGGCCTTCAATCGTGTGGCCATGGTCGGCATGAAGCCGTCGAGAATCGTGTTGCCGGTCTCTTCGGACAATGAAAACGCCTCATCGAGTGTGATCTTGTCGCCCTGGACACCGTGGCCGGCCACCTTCGTCACTGATTTCGGCATTATCACGCTGCCGTTGACGAATGGTTGTCGGAGGTCGCCGGCACCCATGTAGGGGCGTGCGGTGATATCGGCGAGTGGTGACGCCTGAATGGTCTTTAGATATTTCTTGAAATGGTCGCCCGCGTCCTTGCCTGTCTGAGCGAGGTAATAGATATACCTATCCGGCCCCCATTGCGAGTTGCGGGTGTCCACCGCATCCACGAGCGTCGATTTACCGCACTGGCGTGGCGTCGAGAGAATCACAGTGTCGTAATAGTAGGTTCCGGTTACGGGGTCGATTTCACCGGCCACGTCCGCCACAAGCTGCTGCCAGGGCAGCAATGGGGTGCCGAGCAGCTTGGCGAACTCGGCAACTATGGGCCCGTCCGTCCGCCGTTCCGAGTTTCGCTGCGTTCCGCCGCGTACCGGCGTCATGCCTTCGCCTTCTGCAGCAGTCCGGCAAGGGCGGGGTTGACTTCCTTCTCTGCCGGAAACATCTCGTTGAGCTCCTGGAACCACAAGAGCAACTGACCCATGACACGGCTGGTATCACGTCCCTTGGCGTTCAATACGTCGAAATTGCGCGCGATGTTCACCATCGTCTTGCAAATGAACACGGCGCGTGAATTAAGCTTGCGGCCACACACGAAGTCCTGTATCAGTTCCGTCGTCGCTTTTTCCTGAAGCCCCGCCATGATGTTGTCGTAGGCCTCGAAGCCTGGCAAGGTTTCCTGACTCATTATTTTTTCAATCTCCTGTTTTCGTTGTTATTCCGCCGTTTTCAAATTTTTTTGCTCGTTTCGAGAGAGAAAAAAACTTGGCGCGGGGTCTTTTGGCTGGCCGGTCGTTTAAAAAAGCGACTACCATTGCGGCCGCGCGTCGATTCGTTCGCATTGATCGCGCAAACCGAGCGCCGCGAGTCTGGCGCGTCGCGCACGCTGCCTCGCGTCCAGCAATTCCTGCGTGAGATGGAGCGAATACCATTGCCTTGCCGTGAGCTTCGCACCCTCGTTGCGATGCTCGGCAGTGAGCCGGTCGAACACCATGGATGCGCCGGGGTCCACCACATGCAGCTCGTAGTCAAGGGCCAGCCATTCATCCAACAGGCGCGGGTGCGCGCGAGTGGACGGCAATGACTTGATAAGCCACACCTCGACCGGCGCGTTCATTCTGGCGAGCTTGTTATAGGCACCCTGCCAAGCCCCTTGCGCCGTGGCCACGAGCGGGCCAGTGGCCTCGTGCTTCACATCCACGTCAAGCATCAACGCTTCGGCCAAACGGTCGAAGTCCAGGATAAGCGCGCCGTTGCCGGCATGTTCGGCCACATACGAGCTCTTGCCCGCGCACGGAGGCCCCATGACCACATGCAACGTGGCCCCATAGCCCGACAGCACGCGATTGCTTCGGCTGATGTTGCAATGCTTGCAGGCACGCCGGATGTTCGCAACCGTGCCCTGGCCACCGGCCTTGAACGGAATGATATGGTCATCCTCTTCACCGACCTTGGTGCAGCCGGGCAGATTCAGCCAGCATTCATTGCCCCACAAATCGATGACGGTCTGCCTTACGCGCGCACCGACAACCTGACGCCTCGCCATCACTCCACCTTCCCCTTCTGCGTTTTCACCCACATATCCAGATCGGCCAGCTCGTACAGGCACGGTGAATTGATAGCGTCACCGGCCTTGAACCAGACGGGGCCGGTGTTGTCCGCCCTCATGCGCTCCATCTGACGCTGCGATTTGTGCAGATATGTGGCCGCCTGCGCGGTAGTGAGCTTCGCCCTCGGATTCATCCAACCCCCTAGAACAGATTCAACTTCGATTGCATCGATGCCTGCGATGGGGCCGTCTGGCCAGACTGCGCGGCCTTGCGCCGGAACACCGATACCTGCCCCTGCGCCCACAGGTCGAACTGGCGTGCGTCCAGCGTCCACGCGCCGCCGACGCGCCGCACTCCCATTGCCGGCCAGTCGCCTCCCAACGCGGCCAGTTCGGTGCCCTTGCACAGACGCAGGGCGTTCAGCACGCGCGGCGAATCAGGAAGCCCAGTGTGCTGTTCCTCGGCCAACGCAACGATGGAGAGCCGGAAGCCCTCCAACAGGTCGGCCGCGTCATGCGGAGCACTCCACGGGCTCAACGCCTCGGCAAGGCTCGGTTTCGTGCGTGCCATCAGTCCATCACCCAAGCCCACGAGCCGGTCCACCGGGCCAACGCCTGCATGGCCTCGCGCGCATCCCAGCAGCGCATCCCGTACTTGCGGGTCTTCGAGACGGGGCATTGCGCCAACTGCATCATATGGAACGCCTGGTTGTCGTCGATGCGCCCGTTACGCCTGGTCAATCCGGCCCAACGCGCGATCTGCTCGATGGTCACCAGAAACGATTCCGTGGTCTTCCTCGACTGGATGAACTCGTTGAGCTTCGGAAGCAACCGGATACCCGCGTCCTTCAGATTAATCTCGAACGTTGCTCTGCTCATAATCCGTAATCCCCTTACGTTGGTTTCTCATGTCCCTTTTGGGAGGGAGTGCTGGAGAGGTCAAGACCCGAAGATTCTCGGCCGAGACGCGCAACGCGAAATCTCGGCCGAGAATCCTCAAGTGGGTCTCGCTTTCGGTCGGTCGGCCGTCGATTGCAAGAGCAGGCCGAAGCCTGCCGGGAATGGTCCCCAAATCCAGCCCCACACACAATCGCGTGGTAGTGCTGCCCGATTCCGCCTTTACCAGCGGCTGGATAGGGTCGGTGGCAACCTCTTAGTCTCGCAAGTACCGCAGTTGCAATGCGGCCGGCTTCCCGCCACCACAGCGGGCATAGGTAGGGCTAGGCGTAGCCATACGCGCCATCACAGCCATTCCATTCTCAGTGACCCGATAGCGTCGGGCACGCATACGAACGCCTAGAGGCGTCTAAAGATACCTAGAACTACTCGGGACCGTCCGGCAATACGGCCAGACAGCCGATGAGCCCGCGAACCTCCTCGGGCGTGAACACATAGACCTTCGACCTGAAGTCCCTGCGCCGTGTATGGGGCGTGATGCACACCATCAGACAACCATTGGCCGTCGTGGCCGACTGAAACCTGTAGCCCATATCACTGCTCATGGCCAAACCTCCCGCCGATACGCTCCGGCACATCCGCCAGCACCATGCCCGCACACAGGCCCATGACGGCCAGAATCAAACCCACGAACACCGCACAGAACGTGAGAACGCATTTATACAACCCGTGCATGCTTCGCCTCCCTGATAACCCTGGCGAACTCACGATTGATACGAACCATGTCACCCATCGACAGGCCATCAACCGCGAAATAATCACCATCCACGCGGAACCGGATACCGAACTCATACGGGCTCCCCGCATCGCCGGTCAGCTTGAACTCCGCACTGAAACGGTTGCTGCTGGACTCAGGGTCAAACACCGACATTGTCCACCTCCTGTAGAGCCTCATTGATCCGGTCGCGCCACTGACTCAAGTCATCGGCGCTGATGATTACGTCCAAATGAGCGCGCGGCCCATAGAGATCCAACAGGCGAACACAGAAATACTCGGCAGATTCGCGAGTGACCTGAATGTGACTAACCACGGCAAACCTCCATCGGTCGAATGGTTGAAAAGGGTTCCTTCCCCCGGCTGCGTAAGCTGGGAATCGCACAAAAACCAACCGTCGCAGATGACGGAGGAAGGAAGAATCGTGAACTGGGGCCAAATCATTGCCGGTATTGACGCCGATAACATCCTTTCAGCACTGGCGCTTCTCGTTTCGGTAGTCGTCGGCTTCGTCGCGTATTTCCAGACGCACAATGCGAACGAGGCGGCGAAGGATGCCAACAATCATGCGGAAGAAGCAAACCGCATCGCCGCCGAATCCCGTGACGCCGCCACGAGAGCCAACGAGCTTGCAGGAAATGCGAACCAGATAAGTGAAAACGCGAACCTGATCAGCCAACGAGCGTTGAGTGCCAGCCGCGACCAGACTGTCTACGAATGGACGGCCGAGTACGATGCCCACATGCCCGCTCTTACGATCCGCAATCAGTGCGGCCTCACGGCAAACGACGTTCATGTACTCGTCAGACTCAAGGATCAGGTCATAGCCGAAGGGCACGCCGACAGTCTGCCGCCTATAGGCCAGATCATCCTCGACGGCACGCTCATACGACAAGAGATCGTCGAAGAAGGCGAGGCTGGCAGAAGAGCCAATCTTGTCGACATCCCCGGCGCTGATCTCCGTATCGGCATCGTCTGGACCAGCGAGCTCGGGGTAAGACGAAGCCTGGAAAGCCAACAACGATTCAGCGATTACAAGGAACAACGGGACCTGTGAGACCATCAGAACCTCATCATGCGATCCTCGCGCATGATGCGCGATTGATAGGCCAGCTGGGACTCGAACTCAGCCCGCCCCGTGTCCATCTCCTCCAACGACATCGGGAAGCCGAATACCATGACGGCCTTGCCGGTACGGGACTTCTTCACCTTGTAGCCCTCGCGCGCGGACACCTGCACGGGCACTTTCTCACTGCTCAAGACACAACCTCCAAAGGTTTCGTGTAATCGGAACGGCCAGTCAGGTAGTCGAGACTCACATCGAAGAAATCAGCAATACGAACAAGGTCACGCGAAGTGTAATTAGCGCGGCCATGGAGCTTTGCGTTAAGAAGCTGAAACGACAGTCCGATTTCTGAGGCAAGGGAACGCTGGGTAATGTGCTGTTGCCTCATTAGCTCTCTCAATCTGTCCGATATGACATCAGACGTACAGACTAAAACCATGTGTTACTTTCTACAGCCAAAATACTGTTGTCTCAAATAAGACACGCCGTATAAAAGTAAAATGACGTTGTATTATGTAACTATGACAGCAACAATGAGCATGCCGCAGGCAAAGATAAATGCACAAGATATTGTCGCCGCCAACGTGAATCTGATGATCACGGCGCGACACCTTCAAAAGAAAGACTTAGCCAATGCGCTGGGTCTTGCCCCTCAAACGATTGCGCGTAAGCTGCGCAGCGAAATCACGTGGACAATCAACGAGACACAGGCTGCAGCCGACTTCTTGAATACGGATGTGGCTACGTTGCTTAACCCTGATTTATCGTCCGCAGAACTCCGTGGAGACAACAAAAAACCTCGGGGTGGATTAACCACTCCGAGGTTGTTCATCAAGGATCTTTATCGATCCTCGTTGGTAGCGGGGCATGGATTCGAACCATGGACCTCTGGGTTATGATCCCGAGCCGCCCGGTCAGGCGGCCAGAACCATAGCCGGGGTCTTCCACGCCCCGCCACGTAGGCGGAAGTCGTCAACGTTGACGACAGGCAAACCTCCGTTTCCTTTTAGCTCAGATTGAGTAAGGTCAGGGCGCATCAGCGTGTCAATGGAGACACCGAAGAATTGCGCAGCACGGCACATGTCGTTGAAAGACCATTGTGCGCCGGTGTTAATCATTCGATTCAGATTCTGGCGATGCTTGCCCATGTATGCGGCGAGATCGCTTTGCTTCAGCCCTCTCAGGCTAAGCATCATCCTTATGTTGCCGATGGCTACGGCTTGGTAGTCGATCACCGCCGGCGGGGCTGTCAGTGTTTCGGTCATGGCATGACTATAACCACTTTTGATTACAAAGTCAACACGCTGACGATTTGTAACTCTGTCACTCGATGGTGTATCTGTAATCACATGCGGTTACAAACACAGGAAAACAAGACAGCACAAATCGTGCTCGACTTGCTCGATACGCGGAACATGACACAGTCCGCGCTCGCCGACGAGATCGGGCTGACTCGGCAAGCACTGTCCAGCAAGATCAACGGCACTCGCAGCTTCACCAAGAAGGACTATGTGGCGCTCGCTGACTTCTTCGACACGTCCGTGGACTATCTCATGGGTCGCACTCTTGACCCGTGGCCCACAGACAACACCCAGCCGGAAGAGGTGACGGCATGAGCGTGTTCTTCTTCGACCGTGATGGCCGCGTCGAGATCATTCCCCGGAGTCCGGCGACTCTGTCTTGCTCTTCGAGTCAGGAGCCGACCAAGGGTCGAGGTCTTCAAGGTCGATTCCAAGCATTTGCGAGGCGAATTGCTCGTAGGGGTAGCCATACTCCGCAGCGGTCGTCTGGATCATGTGAAGAGCCAGTATTCTTTCTTGGCGCAGGAGCGGACGCTTTCCTGGCAGTCGATACGGAAGCGCGACTCGTTCTGATCCGTGACCCATCCTCAGGCGGGTTGGTGACTCTTTCCAGTCCAGCAGGACAACGGGCTTGTCGACATCTTCCGTGGAGGTCGGCAGAATGATCGCCTCGAAACTCTCGCCCGGCTCCATCTTCCCCACGCTGTCCACGAAATCGAACCCGCTCGGCTTCGACGTGTCCGGCACGGCCATGCGAACCGCGCATGAACCGTCCGCCGCTTTGACGGTGACGGCGTATGCGGTTCCGTCCCCGTCGTTGCGCCAGCGCACCAGCAGACGCGGCCGCTGCAACCCGCACGTCACCAACAGATGCGCCATCGACTCGCGCGTCACCGAAAACTCGTCCTTCTCATGGCGCAGGTCGGGAGCCGGCCTCGTATGCCAGGGCCACCACACCGTCACCCCGGCGAACACCGCCGACACGGCGGCGCATCCCACCGAAACCCAAGTGGCGACATCCACGCTCGCACCCATGCATTCCCCCTCATTGAAAGAAGCAGTCATGACACACACTACAGCAACCACGGCGACCGCAGGCAAGGGGGGCGACGGCATGAGCGACAGGATGATGCGGCGCATGCTCAAGGTCTGCGCGTTCGTGCTGTTTCTGAGCGGTATCGCCATGATCCCGACCGGGATCGTCCAGAGGGATTGGCGTATGGGCTTGTACGGTGTGCTGTCCCTGTTGTTCGCGCTCGGCAACGTACTGCGAGCGTGCATAGTCAGTCGTCCCGAGTGCCCGAAACCTGTGGTCAGTGTTGCGTCCGAGACACAGGGCGATGGCGCGGACGGTACCGGCCATTGGGTGCGCATTGGAACACTCAAAGCCGATACTGTCCAGAATGGCGTCATTCCAGACCGCTCGCATCATCAGGGGCGGTATGAGATTCTACGCATCGAGAGCTTCGATGGCGACGTCAAAGCCGTTCAATCGTTCCTGAACGAGCATGACGCCGGCTATATCGCCGAGGTCACTCCTGAGCAGCCCATCATCGTTGAGGCCTTGGGCAACAAGGCATGCGTCTACGTCACCAAAATCGTGCAATGCGAGCTGGGCGACGTTCTCCGACTGCTGGAGGCGAAATGAGTAACGCCTATGAGCGTCGTGGCGCACAGCTCAACATGGAAAGCCTTTACATACGCCACGACGTCATCAGCGAGCGCAAACTGGCAAGGCTTAACCCCGACCGTCCAGTTTCTTTTCGAGCCGATCAAGCCGTAAGTCGATTTGGAACAACGCTTGGGCGATGTCCGCTAGGCCTTCGGTCATCCGTGACTCATAGGCATTTCTAGTGCTTGCCTGAGCCTGCTTGAACTTCGTTTCCGCTGAGCTCGCCCAGCTTGCAGCTCCACCCATTTGAATACTTCCTTTCCCCGCATGCAGCGGATTGTTTGTGTTGCAGCTTCAAGCCTACGCGGCACGGGGAAAGGGCCTTATCTTCCGAAAGGAACCCTCATGATCTGGTTCGTCATCTCCATCATCCTGCTGCTCTTCAGCGCCGCCGTCACCGGCGTCGCGCTGTCCAACAACGTCAAGGGGGCCGGCATCGGCCTCATTCCGGGCCTTGTCGGATTGCTGCTGCTCATTCCCGCATGCCTGTACTCCGTGGACGTGGGCGAGGTCGCGGTCATCCGCAACATGGGCGGCAGTCTGGCCGGTCATTCCGAAGACGCGGGCTTCCATTGGAAGACGCCGTGGCAGAGCGTCATCAAATACGACACCCGTAACAACCTCATCAACTTCTACAAGGACACCGATTACAAGTACGACGGCGGCAGCGCGGTCGGCAAGCAGGTCACCGTCAACGACAGGAGCGGTGCTTCGGCCGACATCGACATCCAAGTCAACTACAGCCTTGATCCGAGCGCGGCCGAATACCTGTACTCGGAGTATGGCAAGCAGCAGACGTTCACGCAGAACTACATCAGCAACGATCTGCGTTCAGTGGCGCGCGAACAGTCCGGCCGGTTCGACACCCTGACGATGCTCACCAATCGCGGCGAGTACACGAAGGCGGTGCAGGATGCGCTGGCGGCGAAGTGGAGGAAGATCGGCCTGACCGTCGAGCAGGTCAGCGTGCAGGACGTGCGCTATGGCGACGAGATCGTCAAGAAATACAACGAGGCGCAGGCCGCCGAGATCGACAAGCAGAAGGCGCTCAACGAGCAGCAGGTCGCCAAGACCGAGGCCGAGACGAAGAAGATCAAGGCGCAGGGCGAGGCCGACGCCAACGCCGTGCTCAACGAGAGCCTGACCGACAACGTGCTCAAACAGCACTATATCGACGCTCTGTCCAACGCGGATCAGCTCGTCGTCGTCCCGGACGGTGCGGACACGCTCGTCCAGACCAAGTAAGGGCGGCGTCATGTTCAAGCGCTACCCGTACACGATCGGCCTGCTGCTGGTGGTCTCCATCGTCTGCTGTCTGGCGTGGCTGTTGACCCATGACGCCTGCATGCACCCGCTGGGCAATGGTCTGGCCGCGTGGTGGGCGTTCGTCAACGCGCCACTGTTCCTCATCGGCCTCATCGAAGAGGCGGGAGGCGAATCGGAATGAGCCTGTGCTGGCAGCAGATCACGTTCTGCGCCGTCGCCCTCGTGCTCGTGCTGGCCAACGTCGGCACCGCGCAGAAGCGCAGGGAAAAACCCTCAACGACGGTGTCCTCCGTATGCCTGTGGGTCGCCCTGTGCCTTCTTGTGTTGTCCATCTAGTCTTGCCTCCTCTTCCCGAGGTGGCGGCGGAAGGAAAACCGTACAAACCCGAATCGAAAACTCAAAATCTCTTCTCCTCTCAAACAGCGTCGGCGGTTCCCCGGCCGCCGGCGCATAGGGCGGGCAGGTTAGCCCCCGGCCACGCAGGCGCACAAGTGCCGGCACAGGGCCGGGACTCGGTTCGATTCCGAGGCCGTCCACTGGGGACGCGTCAACGTCGGCCGCGATCCATCACCATACGACAGGAAGTCAGTGGATAGCGGAAGCGATGGCGTGCGAGCCGGTGGTCTCCATTGCCGGCGTCGACCACGCCAGCGCGGCCCCGCGCCAAACGAAGGAGTCCCATGAACACCCACCGCAGCCTCATGATCTGGCCCATCACCGAACGGGGCCTGACCATGACGCCCGGCGAACTGATCGCCGAGACGCTGGACGCGATCTGCGAATGCAACTCACGGCTCGACTACCCACGCCTCATCCTCATGCCGTCGCCCGCCGCGTTCGTCATCGACCGCAGCACGGCGACCATCGGCGCGGAATGCGAATGGGCATGGAAACGGGACATCAGGAAAGGAAAATCATGACATCCAACAAGGAAATGGCCGAAAAACTCGCCGAGAAGTTCTACGGCCTCATCGAGGGCGACGTGTCCGTCTCCGACGGTGAGCTGGCAAAACTGTTCGTCACGGCGCTCGACCAAGCCGGCCTCGCATTGAGCGAGAAAGCCAAGGCCTTCATAGCCGTCGAACCTGTGCTGCCCAATGGCAAGACGCTCGCCGACATGTTCGCCTCCAGCGACCGGAAGCCGCTCGGCGCCGTCATCGACGACGAAGACGACGAGGAAGAGGGCGACGGCCCGGATGACGCCGGCGAGCTTGACGAGCTGGAGCACATGCGCGACGTGGCCGACATGGCCTATGCGGCGCTCTCCGACCTCGCCCTGCACTGCCACAACCGCCGCGAAGACGTGGCATGGGGCATCGCGAGCAGCGCAGCCAAGGACGCGCACGTCCTCGCCACGTTCGTCTGCGACTGGATCGAGGACATGGAGGACGAGGACTAGTGGCCGGCGAAACCATCCTCACGATCGTCGGCAACCTGACCGCAGACCCCGAACTGCGCACCACCGGCACCGGCACGCAGGTGTGCGGCTTCACCATCGCCTCCACGCCGCGCGTCTGGAACCGGCAGGCCAACCAGTACGAGGACGGCCAGTCATTGTTCATGCGCTGCTCCGCCTGGCGCGACCTCGCCGGGCATTGCGCCCAGTCGCTGTCCAAGGGCATGCGTGTCGTCGCCACCGGCCGGCTCTCCCAGCGCTCCTATCAGGCTCAGGACGGCACGAACCGCACCGTGGTCGAAATGACCGTGGACGAGATCGGGCCCAGCCTGCGCTACGCCACCGCGCAGGTCACGAAACAGGGAGGCCACGACGGCTATCAGGGTGGCAGCACGTTCGGCAACCCGAACGGCCAGTCCCCGCAACAGCAGCAGCCGCAGCAGACGACACCGCCGCCGGCGTCCGACCCGTGGGCCAACGGCGGCAGCGGCTACACGCCGGACACGTTCACCACCGACACCGGCGACCCGGAATTCTAGAAAGGACACTCGCATGGCGAAGAACAAAAGCAAGGGCGTGCAGGACACGCTCATCCCCGACGAGATAACCCCGTTGCAGCTGCTGCCATTGTCCGCAGCCGCAGGCTCGGTCAAGAAGGCCGCCAGCGCGTTCCGCGTCAAGGCGTCGAAGCTCCTCGAATGCGCCGACAAGGAGGAATACATCGAACGCTACAAGGGCATCAGCCCATACGTCGAAGCGCTCTACGACGCCGACGAGCTCGCGCAGCGCATCATCGACGAGGCCACCGTCCTGGACGACCTCATGACCTATCCGAACTCCACGCGCCACCGGATCATGCTCGACGACTTAAAACGCAGCCTCGACCCGTTCGGCGAACTGCCCACCACGGACGACGACGGGAACGACGGCGGGGAAACCGTCGACCCCGACACCGGCGAGATCGAATAGGCCGACCCGAGAGGAGAAGACACCCATGACTTGGTTCATGATCGACGATGGCATCTACGACGCCCCGCAATGCGAGGAGCTTCCATTGTCCGCGATTGGCCTGTGGGCGATGGCCGGCAGCTACGTCGGCCGCCAGCTGCGCCACGGCGACTACGACGGGGCCATCACCATGCAGCGCGTCAGGAAGCTCGGCGGCAGCCCGAAGCTCGCCCGCCAGCTCGTGGACGCCGGCCTGTGGCGCGAAACCGAGCCGGACGTGTTCGAGATCGTCGCCGCCAACCCGGACGGCACCATGCTCTGCAAGTACGCGGCCACCAAGGAATTGCAGGAGAAACGCGCCCGCGCCGGCCGTGCCGGTGGCAAGGCGTCCGGCCGCTCGAGACGAAGCAAAAACGAAGCAAATGCTTCAGCAGACAGCGAAGCAAACGCGAAGCAAATGCTTCAACCGGACGAAGCAAACGACGAAGCACTTGCCGAAGCAAAAGGTGAAGCAAACGCGAAGCAAACCGGCAAGCAAAAACGAAGCACCCTTACCTATACCTATTCCCATACCGATATAACCTCCCCCAACCCCTCCACGCCGACGCCGACACCGACACCGGTGTCCGAGTCGGAGCCGGAGCGCACCACCATGGCCGAGCTCGAGGCCAGGATGCTCGAAGACCCGTTCGAGACCGCGTGGAACGCCTACCCGCGCCACACCGGCAGCAAAACCGAAGCCGAGAAGGCGTGGAACCTCGTCGTCCAAGGCGTCGCAGGCCGGCCGCCGGCCGACCCCAGACAGCTCATCGGCAGCGTCATCGCCTACGCCAAGACCGTGGACGAACCCAAATACGCGCCCAACATGAGCCGATGGCTGCGCCAAGGCGCATACACGGACACCATGCCCAGCCAGCCGAAACCCTACCGGCACGCACTGCCCGACGGCACCGTCATCGACGACCGGTGGATCACCGGCCACATCCGAGACCACGTACCGGCCGGCACCTTCACCGACGCGATGAGAACCGACTTCTGGGCCTGCGTAAAAACCGGCATCAACCCGGAACAAAAAGCCAAGGAAATCATCAACGAATGCCAACGAAAGGCCCAGAGATGAGCACCAAACCCACCGACGAAACCCGCCGCATCGTACAACGGCGAGACCGATACCGATGCGCCATCTGCGACCGGGAAACCGGCAGCCACTGGAGCGGCGACAGCATCCACCACAGGGAACCGCGAAGCCACCCCTTCGACCGGCTCCACCAACCCGAAAACCTGCTCCAACTCTGCGGCAGCGGCACCACAGGATGCCACGGATGGGTCCACGCCCACCCCGCACGCGCCTACCGGCTCGGCTACCTCGTCCACATGGGCAAAGACCCCGCCACCATCCCCGTCTACTACCGCACCGGCGGCTGGCAGCAGCTCAACGCGGACGGCACCCGCCACCCCTGCCCGCCACCCGAAAACATGCCCACCCACATCGACATCAAGAAAGGCAACGAATGAACGACACCACGACAACCCTCGCCATCGGCCACCGGACCATCCCCCTCGACCCCCGGTCATGTCGGTGAC